AATTCATCACAATCTGTGATATCTTTGTTCTCCCACTTGTCTAGACCTTTCACTCGGACAAAAATTCCCGTTAATTTTCTATCTGTCATTGGATATCATCTCTCTGAGAAGTTCTATAGCATCTCGTGCGTGAAGACATGTTCGCAGATGTTCCTGTTCGTTGTCAAAGGCATATAATATGTCTATAGCCCTTTTATATTGTTCATNNGTTATCATATTTACCACTTATCTCCTCTTANACCNAAGCGGGGCCATTTATTNANATGGGTAAAGGCTTCAACCGGCGTTCTATACTTTTCTATTATTTTTTCGGCCCCGGTCTTACCTATTCCTGGTAACAGCATTAGAAACTGTTTCCAGCCATCTACCTTCATGGAGGGCGTTCCACCTTTATCATCATGAAGAATGAGAAGAAGATGCAGAGTGTCCCTCAGATTGTTGGTAAAAAACACTTTACATCCCTCTTGCTGACGATGATAAAGGAAGTTGACCATCTGAGAGTATGCTATCTTGTAGCTCTTACTATCCTCGCCGTAGATATGGAGTGTACCATCATCTATGATATAACTGCCTTCTAGTAAGATTGCTCGTTCGTCTGCGATGTTGGTCATCCTCATGAGTTTAGATTTTAGAGTACCATTACCAGATTCACCATAGAGAGAAGTACGAAAGTCGTCTATTCTCTTGCGCTCTATGCATATTGAGGTACCATTTGGCCGCTGTATTAAAAAGTCTGACAATGGTAACACATGAAAGTTGAAGTCGTTAGATCTCGGTTCCAGGATCTTGTCATTTACTATTTCTTGAAGGTAGTCTGTCATCTTCTCGCGAGTGTCAATGGTGATTGTCATTATTAATCACCACAGATTATCGTCAAAATTCATTACCTTTAATATTTCTGTAAATTTTATATTGTCTAGATCATCAAATTTTATTTCTTTCGTGTATGATTTCTTTCCAAACCTCCATTTATTTCGAAGGGAATCTATTTTAGCAATTGGAGCTATTGCTTCGTTTGTCTTAGGATCTACTTCCACAGTATAGTTAACTGTGAATGCTACTGAAAACTCCAGATTCTTCGGATAGAAATCCGGCACGAGATTCCCGGTTTCCTTGTCATCAATGTACTCAGCTTTCGACTGACATATGAATAAGACATTAAAGTTCTCTTCTAGGCGGTCTAGAGCAGCATTTAGAGCCGATCCAAGCATTGTCCAATCTGCCTGACTCGGGGAACTATGGCCTGTCCGTTCCAGTACCCAAGCGAGGGCCTGAGATCGCCAATTGGTCACATCATCTATGACTACCCATATATGTTTATTCTGCTTTTTTGATATGTTATCTCTGTAGAACTTTATCATATCGACAGAGCTTAAAAATTCTTCCCATGTTCTCACATATTTATATTGTGTGTTGAAGTCTACTCCCACCGTTTTTACTACGGCTTGATAAGCATCGCCCACATTCTTGATACCCTCTGTTTCAAGAGAATATATTGGAGTTGGGGCATTTTTAGTATTTGGAGGAGTTCCTATTCTTGTAGATCGCGCGAAGTCCAAAACTGTACCATCCAGTTCTTTGACAACGTTGCCTCCAAGCCAACTTTTTCCTATTTTTGTGGGACCATATATAGCGCCTGTAATTGTTTCCATCGGTTCACCCATTTATATCACCATTTTTATATATATATATATATTTTAATCGAGTTTGATAAAAAAATTGGGAAGGCGTAAAAGTGCCTTCCCGTTTCCGACTTTGGCGGTTTACTTCGCGACGATTTTCCCACCTTCCTGAACTACGCAGCCCGATGCAACTAGCCTTCGATAAGAAGCGACCACATCCTCCTTAGATGCCCCAAGCTTGGTTGCAATCTTCTCGTCCATAATCTGATTGATCTCAAGCTTCCCGCTTACATCCTTCAGAAGAGCCAGGAGATTGTTGTCAAGTTCGCTGGTGTTAGTGGTACTGGATGTCTTAAGCTTCATGCCATCCTTATAAGGTTTGATGGAGGCATTATCAATCTGGACATACTTACCATTCCTGAGTTCGGGCTTGGTAGCAATGACGAACTTGTCACCCTTCTTGTAGATATCCCAAAGGCTCTTGCTACCACTAAGTGTCTCTGGATCTACGCCCTTTGTAACCTTGAGGAAAGCCTTCAAATCCTTCTGTACTCTAAAGGCGGGCGTATATGGGAACTCCAGCTTACCAGCGTAGCACCTGAACATAAAGTCATATGGGCCGGTTGAAGAACCATTGGAGTCGTTTGTAAACACAAATTGAATCACATCGGTGATCTTTGGCTTCGGGATAGCATTACCATCCTTTCCTATTACTTCGGAGCCATCTGATCGTGTCATTGGAACAACAGGTGTCTTAATCATAACCTCTTGCTCGAACTCATTGAGAGAGTCCATTGTTCTATTCTTGTTGTCATCATCTCTCTTAAGAGATTCGGGATACTCGATTACTCCGGGGATGAGCTTGATATCAGCCAAAGTGTAGACATACTCTGCGCCTGCTTCTGTTCTCTGTCCACCGAAATTTACTACTGCTGCGGATGCAGCCCCATTATTTGTGTCCATTGTATTACCTCGCGAGGTGTTTCCCCGCAATACCTACTAGGTTGATCTAGGATTTATAGTTGTCCCTCCAGAAGATCTCTAAATCGTTGGGTGGAATCCACCACAAACTCATAATCCAGTTCTACATTATATTCTACTATCTTTTTGGCATCATTATCTAGATGTTGAAGGGCCATCTGATATTCCTTTTCTGTCATAATACCTTTCGCGTTCAACACTAATATAATAGCCTCGATTTCGCGAGCCAAAATCTTTAGCAAATTTTCAGTAGCAGGAACAGCCACACCAATAAATTCTGGATCATTCTCTATTTCATCTAGTAGGTCCATCTATCTCACCTTTATGTTTAGTAGACTCCCAATAAACAGCGGCGCAAACATGTATCTGTCATGGAACAGATATCTCATTATGACTTCAGCGGGACCGGGCCAATTACAATCATGAAGGCAGATGTAGCCACCTGGAATCACTTTAGATCCCCAATTCAAGAAATCAAATTCTACGTCTTCAAATTCATGGGAGCCATCGATGAACAACATTCCTATGTCACCAGAATGTGATGAATATGCTTCGCGAGATGACTTTTGGATGGGTCTTATTATATCAAAAAGCTTAAGATCTGTAATATTTGTCCAAAACTCGTTCCAGGTATCACATTCTGGATCTATTTCGCGATGTTCTTTAGATCCTGTAAATGGATCTACACATAATACAAGAGGGCGAAGAGGATTGTTCTTTGATCCCGTCGCGAGAGTAGCAGATGATCGTCCTTTCCAGCTCCCTATCTCTACTATTGTGCCCGGTGACATTCCAGCCAATTGATATAATACGTGAGCCTCATCTTTAGAAAGCCACCCATCTATCTCATCAATTGATTTCCAATCGTCATTAAATTCTGTCATACAAATATATGTAGCGACACACTTATATATAAGATTAACCTATTAGGTGATATGGAGGTCTGTAGTTGGACTGCGAAGAATTAATAAAAGTAATGAAGATAGATGTTCCAGTTTGGAAGCTAGAACTATTTAAAATGTGGAAAGAGAAGTTCGAGGATTATGGTGATCTGATAGAAGAAAAGAATGAGTTGGAAAGAAAAAGAGATCCTAATAATCTCGTACAGGGCGGAAAAGAATGGCATTTGCTTGAAAGTAACATTCAGGTCACATTAAAGGAACTGGATAAAGTAGAGAGAGATCTGAGAACGATGGATACTTTGATCAAGATAACTTGCTAGGTGATAAAAAATGAAGTATATGGTATTTGGAATAGTTGCAGTACTCGCAATGGTAGGAATGGCTAGTGGAGCATGGAACGGTTGGGACCCGTCTGAGTCCTATGAGAATAACGTAAATGCAATATTCAATGACGTTGCACTAAACGATTCTGTAAATCCTGGTGTACTCAATATTACTTGGACTATGGGTGATAAGCCGGTCCGGGCAGTTGATGGAACACCTATGGGTTCAGATGAGCAGGAACAGATTGACTCCAAGACCGCTCTGCTGTTGGGACATACTGATCCTTATGGACAGCCTGCAACTTTTACAAAGCCTGTTCATGCCATTGATGGAAGTTGGGGAAAGGAAACTGAACAGAATATAATAGATGGAAAGGTAGCCGCATTTCTCTCAGCGGCTTAATTTTTTTTTTAATTTATTTTTATGCTAATTTTTGTATAAATTTTAGTGCATAATACGGCGGCATTGTAGTAAAATTGTCACCTGTTAATGTTGAAGAATGCGTGTGGGCGTCTGCTGGTGTTTTCCCTACACTGCTAGCATCTGTATTTTTATTTCCATATGTAGAGGGAGGATATCGAGAACCCGTACCTTCGGCAGCAAATCCATTTCCACCTGATCCATCCGGCGCATAGTTATCAGCTATGTAATGTTGATGCCCTGCTATTTCAGAAGTAGTTAAGATGTGTCCGGCTATATTCACAGTTCCTTGAACTGTATGAATTCCGGTTCCAGTGTTTCCTACAGCATAATCAGAACCGGTTCCTGCTCCTACAACAAATCTATTGCGAAGATCTATTGTGCCATAGGTGCCGTCGCATAGATGCCATCCATCGGGAATAGTTGCATCTGCCCACCATATTATTAAACCTGTCGCGACACCCAGCCCCGCGAAATCGGCTGCATGTAGATTTCCCCCACTTTTATATATGAGATCTGCATCCACACCTGAACCAGATCCATCATTTTCAGCGCAAAAAAAGTTGTCTAGCATATCAGATTTAACATAATAATCACTGGTGTGATTATGCGATGTTAAATATGAATATGATTCGTCGTATTGGGTTTCGAAATTGTCAAGGATTGTAGTAGTTATCTTGTCACTAGACGACCAGCTACTATGATTTTTTATGTATGCTATATAAATTCCCCCACCAAATATATATTTAATTTTATACGATTTTCATTATATAGTTTAATGAATAGTAGTATGGAAAATATGTTATATCAGCAAATGTTATACTATTTCCCGTATGAGTGTGGCCTGTACCGCTACCAGTTGCCCCTGACACTCTTCCGTAATATGTGGCCGCTTCCCCACTTGCTCCATACTCAGGATACCCACTGTTATAACAATAAGCTAATACATTGGTATAATCTCGGTAGGGATGAGTGTGCAGTGGCATTTCATCATTTGACAAAGAATGGGCCAATACTGAAAATGAAGCTGTAACTGAGGTTGATGTTGTTCCTCCTGTATTACCTACTTCATATGTAGAACCTGCACCAATTATAAATTTACCACGTAGGTCAGGAGTAGTAATTTCGCCTACTGTCTGACCGTTGCATATGGCCCATCCAGCAGGCATATTTTCTTCTTCTCCGTACCACAATAGTATAGCCTTTATAGGGAGTATATCATTTATTATATCTGTGTAATGAACACCATCCAGCATATCGGCATCAAATCCGGTATACATTGTAGTAGTAAAAAATTTAGTATCACATTCAGTTTTAGTATAATGGTTTATATCATGGTTATGTTCGTCTGCATCTTCTTTTATCTCTGTCCACTGACTTTCTAGCCGATTGAAAGCACCCGCTGAAAGGTAGTGTGTAGTTTCCCAAGGATCATGAAATTTTGCATATGTCATAAAAATACACATCCATCGACACTATAAACTCTTCATTATGTAACAAAGTGCGTAAAACGGGGGCCGTACATCAGTGTCAGAGCCCGTAAAAGTAGAACCAGCGTGACCATGCGCAACCGATGTACCAAGGGTCGTAGAAGAATCATGATCTTCACTTGTACCATAATGAGAAAGGACACCATACGAACCAGCATGAAGTCCTCTATAATCATCAGTATAAGTATGAGTGTGCTCCGGCAATTCAGCAGCAGTCAACGCATGAGTACCAACAGAAAGTGAAGCTGACGTCAAAACTTTAGTACTGGCTCCACCAGTAGTTCCTTTTGCATAATCTGGGCCAGTTGCGATGACAAATCTGTTTCGAAGATTTGGTGTGCTATGTACCCCATTGCATAGATACCATCCAGCAGGAATAGAACCCTCTGACCCCGACCATATAACTATAGTACCCGGTGGAGTACCGCCATCTATTATTTGTTGAGCAGTATAACCATCAAGTGTCTCACATATTACACCGGAGCCAGACCCATCATTAGATGCAGTTATATATTTAGTATCACATTCAGCCTTCGTATAATACCTTTCAGAATGGCTTATAGTTCCAATATAACTATAAGCTTCATCATATATTTTTTCCAGGTTAGTAAGAGCGTCAGTCTTTGCTGATTGTGTCATAGAGTGCTCTTGCCAAGTAGTCTTATAATATATAGAAATCACCTTCTAAAATTATTAATTACCAAATAATTTATAAACACATTAAGCCCATTTATTACTTGTAAATTGTAATTGAAGACTTTCCAATGAATTTTTAGTATAGATGAATTCATGGGATTCAACTTCTATTCCAGTTCCTGCTGTTAATGTTGCAGTATCCCCACCAACCAAAACGGCTTCATCCACTGCTACATTTGCCGAACCACTTGGTATTATGAAGGTAGTTACAATTGATGAAGATGTTGTTGTTTGGTCTGTCCTGTACATCCTATAAACCTCTACTCCATTCTTCTTCAGTACCAGGTACTTTATGCGGTCCGTGTCTTCAAAACAAGGCAACCAAACTTCAGTTGCATCCTCAGTTCCATCAGCATATACAACTTGCCAAATATTAGGTGACTCGATTGCTGTCCAAGTTTTACTAAAAGTAATTAATACCAGTAATACATCAGACGTACTAACATCATCCGGGTTCGCAGCCTTCTTGTGGACCTCACTCATCTTTAAGAATACATCTTCCCAACTGTCCTCAACTGGCCCGGAAAATGCGGTAATATCATAATAATCTATACCATTATATCTAAATGTTACATCAGATATTAAACAGTCGTCGTTTACATCATGTTTAGTTATTTTTATATGTTGGAGTACACCAGCTGACAATCCACTTTTTGTAGTAGTATATTCTATCTTTTTACCATCCATTGCATATATATCAAGAATAGAATTTGCTTCTTCTAAAGCAGCTTCGCGACTGGATAATGAAGTATCAGAACGGACGCTTTCCACTATTCCAGAAGATTCTTCACCTTCGACTGATTGTCTATCTGAAATTTCAGCAAAATCAGCAGAAACAACTACAATCTGATACAATCCAGTATACACTACTTTCAAAGTATCATTAGCAGTAAGAGCAGTAGCGGAGGCATCTTGTGATATAATTTGGTCACTTTTGGCCCAATACCAATCTTTTCCTGTGTCCTTTCCTTTTATACCTACAGTCTTTTCAATATAATCGGCCCCATCCAGCGACACATAAATAGTTGGCTCTGCACCTAATTTATATTGAACTGGAAATGAAGTAGTTAAACCATCACCAGGAGCATATTCTGTTTGAATATCAGTTTCTTCCCAGACCCCTATTATATACTGCTTATTCCGGTATTCGGGATTAGCATGTGTTACAGTTAACCCACTAATAGCATCATCAACAGCGAAAGTGGCCGTTTCTTCTAAATCCCAATCTGCTGCAAATCGTCCTCTTTCTACAAAATATAATCTTTTTTGCTCACTTATGAACCAAATAAAACCGGCCCGTTCTGCCATCTGATCCAATACTTCATTTACCTGTATGTAATTTGCTATATATTGTGTTACTGGACCAGCAACCTGAATCTCGCCGAGGGTTACACCTTCGGCTTCAAGATACTGGTCGAGAACATAATTTACGATGGTTTCAATAGTAGTATTTTGCCAGGCTTTCGCCACTGTTCGTTTTTCAGCAAGGTAATGGTAGTCTACTCCTGTTACTGAGTGTTTGATGACATCACGAGCACTTACTAGATCTTCCTGACTACTATCGACATAACCACCAAAAATTAGACCTTCATCATCACTGTATATTTTGAGCTCCTGTCCCTTTTTGAAATGTTGGGTTGCGCCAATATCCAGTAATGTGAAGACTGCAGTGCTTCGTTTGTCTACAGTATGGTTAACTTTTGGTTGTGGATTTATCATTAGCGTGCCGTTTTCTTCTACATATACATCGTACCATGTATAACTTAATAGATCGTTCCATGTACCTTTAGCAAGTACATCTGACCAGGGGTACGTCTCAAATTGTCTAACGCCATTTATGACTACTAACATGGTACCTCCAAAAATATATTTACATTTCTATAAATGTAGAACCATTTTGCATCGCTAACTTTAATCCAGACCAATTACAATTCTTTGCAACAATAGTAGACTGTACTAGCGACGGATCTGTTGTGCAGAAACAACCAGCTGGCGCAACTATTGTACAATTATTTGCTTCAACATATGAATTTCCAATTGCGTGAATTCCATAATATCCATCTAATTGACAATTGTCCAAAGTGACATTTGCATTTTCATAGATATAAGTTGCTCCACCTGTAGAATCTTTCCGGTTTTTGTTGTTTTTGAGGGCAGATGATACTATTTTACCTTTTCCATCTCTAACAACAAATCCATACGACTTTATGGAAGAATTCGAACAATCCATATTTATATTTTTTAATGTAAAGTCATTTACTTGCCAAACAGTGACCTGACTATCAGTCTTAAAGTTGGTAACGGTTGCTTTATCAGCGGGCCTGGATCTCCAATCATCATTGCCATGTAGATGAAGTCCTTCACCACATCCATAAGCTGAACAATCGTTAACCTGGCTATTATGATTGGTATCAAGCATTATGCCTTCAGCCGCACAATTTCTTGCAACCACGTTCTGCACAACTTCATTTGACCCAAACCCACTACCATTGTTGCCTAGATAGATGCCTCCTCCAGCAGAATTTATAAATTCTAGATTAGTGTACTTGCCCCCCGATCGTGTAGATCCCACGAGTACTAAGGCTTCTCCATCCCAAGGCGTTGAAAGATATTGATATTGTTTGTTACCATCAAATGTAATACCTGTTAACGTAAACGACGAGTATCCAGGTGACATTGCAGATTTGCCACGTATTATCATCATAGATACGTGTTTAGATGAACTTCGCTGCCATTTAGCTAACTTTAAGATGGTTTGTTCAGTTCCGGCTCCATAAATATGCATCGTTTTGTCTATTATTGGCATACAAGTATAGAAAATGTTGCTACCATCAGGATTCAATGGAAATGTGTAAGGTGCCGATAACTCGTATGTTCCAGCGCCTATACCAAGAGAGCCGCCACTTGGGACCGCATCTATAGCAGCTTTAAATACTGCATATGCATCGGAGTTGACTGATGTCCTTGCCAATTCTTTTAATCCAGACCGAACTACTATGTTTTGATTACATTGTGAAATTTCGACATTGTATTTAGTTGGAGTAGGTGTGGGTTCAGGCGTAGGATTTGGAGTAGGTGTAGGTGTAGGAGTTGGTGTAGGCGTTGGGCCAGGCCCCGGTATGATGACAGGCAACCCTCCATATTCACGCAATATTAGTTCTAATGCATCATCTTTTTGGACACCGTGATCAATTTGATACTTTTTCCATACTCCCGCCGCTTCATCGCTTAGAGTTACAGATGTTCTTATCATTTTTATAAACTCCTTTTATGGATACTTAATATTTTATTTTTATTATCATAAGCTATACAGTTATTAATTAATTGCTAAATGAATGTAATCGTAAGTAAAATGCACCTCTATATAATTTCATAAATACATTTAAATACTTTCAAATATAATACAGTAAATATGAACGAAATATGGGCAACGATGATAGTGAGGAACGAAGCACGAGTAATAGAGCGATGTATTAAAGCGGCTGCCGATAAGATAGACGGATTTGTGATATTTGACACCGGATCAACTGATGACACAATTGCAAAAATAGAAGAAATAAAGGAACAACTAAAACTGAACATAATATGCAAACAGCGCAAATGGATAAATTTCGGGGAGAACAGAACAGAAGTGTTCAATTTCGCGAGAACTATTGCCGAATGTAAATACATGCTAGTGCTTGATGCAGATGACATATTGGAAGGAAAGTTCGACAAAACGCATGAAATGGATGTGGGAAACATGTTGGTGAAGACAGACGGATTACAACATGTACACAGAAGATTATTCAACACTAAATTCGATTGGAAATATGTCGGCGCAGTTCATGAATATCCAATGACATGCGGAGAACACGCGGGGACCGAAAAAGAAGAAATGATAACTTCAGCATGGATAAATCATGTGGGCGATGGGGGAAGTCACGATGACGAAACGCAAAAGTCAGAAGAATATTTGAGACTGCTAGAGTCTGAGAACCAAAGTGATCCAAGAACTATATTTTACATCGCACAGACACTACGAGGGATGGGGAGATTAGATGAAGCAAGAGAAAAATACGCACAAAGATTAACGATGGGAGGATATAAACAAGAAATTATAATATCGATGTTGTCAATTGCAAGAATACAATACATGTTAGGAAAAGTCGAAGATGCGCTATTGTGGTACATAAAAACTTATGAGGCAGACGCAGACAGGTCAGAAGCACTGAACGGGATTGTAAAAATATCAAAACAATATAACATGTTTAACCTGGGACTATGGGCAGGGAAAAAGTTAATCAAACTAGAAAAAACGAAAGTGGACACAGCCAGTAAATTATTTTACGAGGGAAGTAAGATAGACGAGCACGTTATGATGGATATCGGATTGTGCGCATACTACGCGGTATCACCAGATACGAAAACAGCAAAAAAAATGTGGAAAATTATTGTAAACACGGGAATAGATAAAATCAACGTGGGGCAAGCGAAAAAAAATTTGATGTGGGTATAACATAGAATCAACTCTCTATGTTATATCCAAATACATTTCCAGAGTCTAACGCTGAATCATGTGCAGTGTTTCCATTGTTTCCATTAAATAGCAATTTAGTTGCTGATCCTCCTACAGTATAACCAGTTGCTCCAAACATCTTATTGAACTGACATCCAGTGATTGTTACTCGATCAGCATTGGTTAGGTCTATACATGGATACGAGGTAGCATCAAAAAAGTACACCCCATTTATGATTATGTTGTCTCCGAGCACTTTAATATCAGCAGCCCTAGCTGCTGCGATCAATCCGCCAATAAACCGGAAACCGTTTGCACCAGCACCAAGATAAACAGCAGAAGCGTCGCCAGTACCTACATAAAAATTGGAGTTCATAAACTTGAAATTAGTTACCGCCTCGGTTCCAACATATAGACATGCCCCATAATCATCGGCATGGGCATCATCAGACCAACATTCGACAAACTCACAGTTATGAGCATTGTCAGCTATTGTCAAATCTACAACAATTCCTCTATTATTATCCAACAGATCGAGGAAAGCGAACATACCGCCTTCTGCGGCATCTATATCAATGCCATAGTTCATACCAGAACACTCGAAATGAAACACTTTTGGATCATATGGTTTCGATGACCCATCTCCTGCAAACCACAGTCCAGTGCCAGTATATTGATTAGACCAGATGTTTATGTATTGAATCGTGGGCATATAAGCATCATCAATTTTTATGGCATTGCCCTTGCCAGGAGTGATCTGAATATGATATAAGTTGCAGCAAGCGGAATCTCCACCAAACTCTACCATATTTACATTGGCGTTAGTAGTTGGATTCGTTGCAGCTATCTGGACATTTTCAATCGTCTGCCAATCACCATTTAGAACAATAGCCGATCCACTCGCCACGCTAGAATATATGTATTTTTGGCCATTCGATGTAATGGTAATGCCATCAGTTGATATAGTTAGTGGCGACGAGATTGTGACGTCATTCTGAAGGACATAAGTTGCTCGACCATAAGTCGATATTGCAGTAGCTAGTTCTGCTCCAGTTGTACCAACGAAAACGATATACGGCGCAGCAGAAGAACCAGTTGCACCGGTAGCACCGGTAGCACCGGTAGCACCGGTAGCACCGGGAGCACCAGTAGAGCCAGTAGGTCCAGTCGTGCCAGTAGGTCCAGTAGCACCAGTCGCGCCAGTTATCGACGTTCCGGTTGGACCGGTGGGGCCAGTTATTGAGCTACCGGTAGCACCGGTAGCACCAGTTGGACCAGTAGAGCCAGTAACACCAATGCCCGTAGCACCAGTTGGCCCACTTTCACCGGTGGGACCAGTGCCACCCGTAGCTCCAGTGTCACCTGTTGAACCAGTAGAGCCAGTTGGGCCAGTCGGTCCAGTAGAGCCAGTCAGACCAGTGGGACCAGTCGGTCCAGTCGGACCGGTATCACCAACACCGGGGCCAGTTGGCCCGGTAGGACCTGTATCTCCAGTTGGCCCAGTTGGTCCAGTTGGTCCGGTTGGTCCAGTAACACCCGTGAGACTAGGCCAAATTTGTCGCCACACTGCCGCACCACTGGATACACTTTCTGCTGCAAACAATATATGATCGGTAATATTCCACCAAAAACTGTTTGTAGAATACCCATCTCCAGAATCATCATTAATAGTAGGATCTACTGCCGCATTAAAATTACTCTTAGATATAATGCCATCTATCACATCCATGTTATCATTTATATCTTCGATGTCAGCAGCATCACCATAACCAGGTTTTTTCAGCGCCGGATTTCGTGTACAATATTCCATTTTAATTCCTCTAAATTAATTGTGTCGTAAAATTTATTCATGGACATGAACAGTTGACTATGAGTCTATATGTTCAATTAATCCGGGTTGTGTGCAGAACGGACTTCTGCCTGAGTTACTTCTTCGCCATATGAGGTAAGTGTGCAACTTCCAGCGCAATCGTTCCCCAACAACAATAGATCATTTGTAACACCGCCTGTGATCCTGAACATGTATCCGCTAGAACCGGATACCGATGATATACTGTTTCGGCTGTTGTTGTTTAGGAACACTCGACCTATACTCCCACTTCCTTTTTGAGTATTGATGTGATTTATTGATGATGTTGACAAATCATCGAATACCACACCAGGACGATCTTCGTTGGAGAGTGCCTGGTTTACAACCAAATCCTGAAAACTAGCATCAGCAACATGTCTAACATATAGTGCGTGTGCTGGAAGTGTTCCAAACATATAGTTATTTGGATCTGAATCTGCTAATTCAGATGGAATTATAATAGCATCTGTCGCTGTGCCTCCTCCCGGATGATCAATTAATTTGAAATTTGATAATGATAATCCGTGTATCCTTCCAGTAGTGCTTGCATCATATCCGCTTATATATGAAGTATAATCCTTGCTGCGTGGTCCACTTACGGAAATATCTCTGATAACTACGTTTTTAATTGTTGAATTTGTAGTCACCGTTGAACCGTGTCCATATGATCTATTTCTAATTCCCAATCTTACATAAAACGGTGTGTTCACCTCATACATATTTATATTGTGTATTTGTATATTATATGTGTTTCCACCATCCACTGTAGCTAACCCAAATCCGCACGTCGAATCATAGATATTGATATCAGATACTATGATATTCTGGAATCCACCGTTTGTCTCAGTTCCAAATTTTAGTGCCGCTTTCACCGAGGATAACGTGCAATCTGAAATAGTTATATTGCTACAATTCTTCGGGCCGGAAGCCTTGAGGCATATAGCATCATCACCTGTTTTGGCATCGATTTCGGATACCATGACATTATTGCTGCAATCGATGTTTAATCCATCCAGGTTAGCATTTCGATATGTTACACTTGTACCATATTTATTAGTATCAATTGTTTGTTTTGACAAAACACCATTAGAACAATTTAAATAATGCTGTGTCCACATTGCAGCGTTGTATAGTTTCAGGTTTTCCGATGTTCCACCGACTCTGAAATTTGTTACGTTGCAGAATCGGATAATAAAAGGTCTAACTAAAAGTTGTGTATTATTGAAATTTGTATGTTCACCATTTCCATCAAGTTCACCCTCGCCGACAATGGCAATATTAGATACATCCTGCGCCCAAAACATCGACCTATTAACATAGTTATCGGTATATGATGGAAATCCGTGTTCTCTAACTGGATATGATGATAAAGTGGTGTTGCCCTCAATAACCACTCCCTTTTTCAAATATAATGTCAAATTACTATATAAAAATTCAAATGTGGAAATGGTGTAAGAACCATTCAATATTGCGATTGTCGCTCCACCTGGATAATTAGTGTGGCAGTAATCGCGCGAATCGTTTAGAACTTCTAAGTCATTCGTTCCCACGGTTCCAGTAGCGACAATATAACCATCTGAAGATTTAGCAATTATATTAGTTCCATTTTGACGAATGATTACAGTATCTAATCCGATATTATCTACTGGATTGTCCCCAAACGTGAGGGTTCCTGAATCACTATACAGCGTTCCAGCGGTAGATGATGGCGAGATACCAGAAAACTTGATTCCATCGATGCTTTGTGACCAGTTAAGCCGATCCAATCCTATTTTCGTGGCCCCATCAACTGCCCCGCATAAAATAAATATAAAAATAAATCCAATTAATAATTTTTTCATATAAATCACCTTTTAGTATGAATAACATACTCTGAGTTTATCACCAACAATCGGAGCAGCCGCCATTGTAATAGTCGATCCTGACAATGTATAATCTTCACCTGCACCAGGCACCATATATTGACCATTTAAATATAAAGATATTTGATTGGATGGTGTATTAGCCAACGTAAAAGTAACGTTGGTCCCATTGATAGTTCCAGATGGTGTTTCATTCATACTCCAAAGTGGGAGAGCTGGATATATCTGATTCCAAACCGCTGCTCCAACCGTAACACTTGTCGCAATAAATATAGTATTGTCCGTAGTATTAATCCATACAGAACCTATAACATATCCATCTCCTAAATCATCATTGATTGTAGGACTTACAGCAGCATTAAAATTACTCTTAGATATAATACTATCTATTATATCCATATTGTGATTAATATCTTCGATATCGGCAGCATCAGCGTATTCAGGTTTTCTAAGTGATGTATTCCTTGTACAGTATTCCATATGCATTCCTCAAAAAATTTAATGTAGCTTGAGCCCTCTTCGATTCAAGCTACTTTTTTGTTTGCTGCTCACAGCTCTAGCAATCTCTTCACCATCTAGATTCACCTGAAGTACAATAGTGCCAGACGATCCCCCGCCGCTACTATTATTGAATCCCATCTCGTACAACCTCAAGAATAACTCAGTCAGATGATTTGGAAGTAACAACTCACGGCCCGCTTCACCAGCAATAATTCTAGATGGTTCCTCAATCAACGAACCCTTTGCACCCCAAGAAACCGATCCAAACATTCCACTACTACCGTAACCTGATTGAGCAAGTATGCTTGCAGCAGTTCCGCCCCAATCCCTATAACCTTGGGAATAGGCGCCGACTGTCTGATTGCCATATGCTCCTACGTAGGCTCCGCCCCCGCCTTTGGATGTACCGCCCCAAGTGCCACCTCCTCCATAAAATGCACCCAAATTAATAGATAAACTATTTATTAATTGTCCGAATGATGAAGTAAAATTATTTCCAACATCATTTAATTTGGTTGAAACTCCATCCAATTGAGTAGTAGCTCCATTAATAGCTGCGGTTTGTGCCTTATATGCTTCAATGACACCCATCGCCTGCTCGTATTCCTGATCATTAACTGTTATCATAGTACCAAACATATCAAAAGCCTGATCAGTGCCCTCTTGCATTGCCTTTGAAAAGTTAAATGTACTTTCATTGACAGGAGCAGCGAAAGCGGTTCCAGCCATCGCTAAATCATTTCGCCACATGTTACCATTTTCTATAGCAGCAACAGTTTCAAGTGCCTTTGTATATTCATTGGCTGTTACCCATCCCTGAGTTGAAGTAGTCATAGCTTGAGTCTGTTGTGTTGAAGCACTTTTTTGGTAATCTGCGCTTGTTTTTGCGGCATCTACTGTTATCTTTGCTGACTGTTGTGCAGCAGTCTGATAATTTAGTACACCGTTCCCGTTTATATAATCCATAGGATTTATATTGGATGACACACCATATGGATTAGTATATTTTAATCCATTAACAATTACAGTACCACCCACGCAACTCATATCTTGAAATTCACCCTCAAGATCACCTGTGATAGTCCGGACAGCGTTATTATCCATCGGATTAACTGATACTGTTGCTCCACCAGGCGGAGTATATTTGAGAGCAGGGACCATTACGGTAGTCCCTATACATGTCATATCACCATAGTTATCTACTAACATCTCATCAGATGCGGTTCCTTGATTAGTAGTTGAATTACTTGATAATAAATTGCCTAATGATAAAACACCACCCAAAACACTTCCTGCTACAGAACCCATAGTATTAACTGTATTTGTTAAATCATTTGTTACAAAATCAGTTATTGATTGTATCGCAGTATCGCCACTAAATCTGATTTCAAGTGCACTAAGTTTAGCAGCAGCCATATCTATAGCAGATGCTCCATTCAACATTGAACTTTCTGCGCCAGATCCACCATTTAACATAGACGATTCTGCTCCAGATCCTCCATTAATAGCGGACTGTGAAAAAGTCGAACCGCTATTAGATGTGGTGTTAAAGAAACTGAAACCAGAGTCACTTATACTGTTTCCAGCAGACGCGATCTGTAGACTACCTCCTAAGACATTTGCAGAGAACATACCCATACTTTCTTGTGTAGCACTTCTTGTCGTTGTTGCCATAAAATCAGAAGCAGATATTGTCTTAGTTGAAGAATATGATGCAGCATTCATAGATGTATTGTTGTTTAATACCGTTCCTTGTGACATTAAATCTACAACTTTTCTGGTTCCCGATTCACTCATTTGCTGTTTTTTTGCTTCTGTTTCTATTGCTGAAGTCTTTTGATAGTCAGCAGATTCTTTAATTGGTTTAACAGCATTTTCTATTGGTATTTTAGAATCTGCATAGTTTTGACCAGCCGTCTTAGTATCAGTTTCATAATCTATAAGGTACGGCATCATTGATTTTGCTAACTCCGCTGAAACCTTTTCATTTCCAAATAGAGTTACCGGGTCATTTTTATCTGTGCGCATCAACACGTAGCCTTCATTATCTGTTTGCAATTCATCAATCACAAATCCTGTACCACCTGTCATATATCCAGCCGGAGATATAAGATTACTAATGGGTTTTATTACATAATCAGTAAAAGTTGAAGCAATCCAACTAGTAACTGACTGAGCATCTTTTTTAACTACCTCTACAGCTAGATCTTTATTGGCTACTAACATATTATATGAATCTGAATATATGTTTCCACCAGTTGATTGTTGACTGCTGCTCGTACTAGTGCTCTGTGTTCCATATGCATATTGCGGGCCGTATCCTTTTGTATTTTCTCCCGCTGCCTTTCTTGCATTATATTGATCTACGGTTAGAAATCCGCCAGAATCTTGGTTATAATATCCTGTAATAGGATTACCTGATAGATTACTTATAGCGCCAGACAAATCCGGTATTTTTATATTAGATACCATACTAGATAAAGATGATATAGCGTCTATGGCAGGTTGGATGTATCCCGCGATGGTGGTTCCAACAGAACTAAATGCACTTTTAATACTGCTTGCAGCACTGAAAGCTGCAACTATTACAGTGTTCCATGCTCTTGCAAATACAGCTTGAATTTCATAAGCGGCTGTAGCGAGAGCTGCAACTATAGCGTTCGCTGCTGGAGAAATAGCACCAGAGACACCAGATGTTAATCCACTACCAATTCCAGATATTATTTCCCAACCAAGACCTAACCAATCGCCTACTGTCTTAAATGCACTTTTTATGAGTGCCCAATAATCTACATCACTGACAGTTTTTACCCCACTTGATATAGCATCTGCGATAGACACTCCTAAATTATATGGGCCGCTTCCTTTTACCCAACTACTTAAACTATCATATATCCATCCACCTAAATTAAGTGTGGTGTTTATGATGGCCCGCGCGCCATCACCAATCATGGTAACTATTTCGTTACCAAGAGTAGTCCAATTAATTCCTTTTATGAAAGTCCAAGCATCAGAAAATCCTTCTTTTAAATGAGTAGCTGCTGATGACCAATCGCCTTTCGAAATATCTGATATAACTTGTTTGGCCACCTTTAATATACCGTTTAAAGCATCGGTAGCCACTTGATTGAAGTATGTAAATTTCTCAGGATTGAGAGAATATCCTATTGTAGCTAACCCTGCTGCTAAAACTGCTGCGGCTGCTGTAATACCCGCAAGCGCAGATAGGGCCGGGCCTGCGGCTGCTGCCCATGCAGACAGAAACGAAAGTCTGGCAGTTAGAGCAGCGCTGTTTGCTGTTAGCCACGAAGACGCTAAAAGGCCGATAGATGCTACGGCGGAACCTACTGCTAATGATATAGAAGAGAGACCAGTAACTACTCCAGTAAATACCATTGAAGCTACTGCTAACCCCGCAGATACCACTATTTTTCCAAATGAAAGTGCTACTCCAGCAGCAGCGCCAGCCACAGTAGACAATGGTCCGACCATTGAGGAGATACCTGCGGCCACGAGAGCTATTCCAGCAACAGTGAATGCTGTTTTTATAGCATCGCCTACTCCAGAAAACTTTTCTTTTAAACCATCGACAATTTTCCCTATAGCTTGCCAAGTATTAACGGTGCCATCAAGATTTCTGGAACTATCGACTATTTGAGTTAACCATTGAACAGCCCCTTTGACCGACTCAGAAAAGCCTTTCACGCCATCTAAAACAGGCCCCGTGAATATTTCACCAAATACTTCTTTGAGTGAAAATAACCGCTGCTCCATTAAGTCCCATTGGTCATTTAATGTTTGAACAGTATTTTGGTAATATCTTTCGACTTCACCGCCACTGCCTTGTGAAACACCCTGTATTTCTCGGTAGGTTTCGAGGGCTCCGCCTGCGCCTAACTTGGAGAACTCGCGGCCCGCATATGAGCCGAATAATCCGGTTCCAAGAGCATTCTTGGTTAACCTGTCTACATCTAGATTTTCGATTGAATCCAACAATTTTATTTGAGTTTCGGCCATATTTTTCTCGGCCATCTTCTCATATGTTGAAGTAGTTACGCCTAATAGTCTGGCAGCAACCTCCGACCTACTGAATTCATCTATTTTTTTGCCTTCATCATCTCTGGTCTGCATTCCAATTTTAGATAGAGCATTTTCTATTCTAGCAGTAGATTCACCCGCAAGACCAGCAGTAGATACAGAAGATGTTAAAGTTGTACGCATCAGATCGGGCCGGATACCGTACTGATTCATCAAAGCATAAAAAGCAATCTGAGAATCAATGTCGTTTGCTGATCCTCTCAAGACAGCAGAACCACTCGCGTCCACTATTGCGTCTGTTAAATCTGCGGCACCTATAGTGTATTTGTTGGCAACAGTGAGTACTTTATCCATCACTTCACTGGAATATTGAGTCATCTTTTCCGTTCGTTGAACAGAGTCTGTGAGGTCAATACCCGATTGCTCACGATTGATCTGAGCACTCTTTATGATCATATTGGCTACATCATCAGGAGTAACCTCATAATTTGTAGCTTTGACCATTTTGAGAGTCTGCTCAGTAAGATTATAGAGAGCTTCGCCTTCAAATCCAGCGAGGGCATAAGGTTCAGATGCCTTAGTTAAAGATTCCCGGTTTTGCAACGGGATATTCATATACAAATTTTGATATTCTCTACTTTGAGCAGTGAACGCTTGTTTGCCCTCTGGAGTAGAATAATCAAAATTCGGGATGGAAACCCTGGNGATACCCATCATCTGAGTTTCCCAATCCGCCGCTGCCTTAGTAGATGTATATATGGCAGCAGTAATTGAACCTATACCGATAACAACAGCGGCAAATCCTACAGCCGCTATACTCTTCAAACTTGTTTCTAAACCGTTTGCGGCGCGCTGCGCAAGTGCCATCTGCGCTATCATCGATTGAGCCGATGCATTAAAGCTCGACACATTGAGAGCTGCACTCCATACCAAACTTCCTGCTGGATTATACGCTGCCATAATTCCTCCACAATTTGTAAAATTTATTATTAATTAATTTTTGTAATCNCACAACTATCCTATGCTATGAAAACTTAAGCCATCATATTATAAAACATCCATATAATAATTATTTATTTTAAATTATTAAAATTTCACTAAGCGTAAAGTTTATATACAATATATGCATATGTGGTATTGAGGTGAAAATCACGAGAGAATATGAAACTATACCAGAATTGAAGGGAAGGCTACCTGAAATGCTTTCCAGTGAGAAAGTGGGTTTGCAAGAATCTTTACTAAAAACGGGATATGATCCACAGAATCCTATTATTATATGGGAAGGAAAAAACATCATAGTAGATGGTCACCACCGTTATGAACTATGCAAAGAGCTTGGAATAGAACCAATGTTTAAAGAGATGCCATTTGATTCTATTCGAGAAGCAGAAAAATATGTCCTAGAGCATTATATCCAAGAACAGGGTAGAGGTAAATCTGAAACGCAGATTGCTGAAGCCATCGTTAGCTTGGATAATCTAATCGAAGGGCTTCAACAAGCAGCTAAAGCTAGAATGGAATTCGGTAAAAAAGTTGACCCTAGTCCCCTGGGGGACCAGGGTAATCCAGAAACAGGACAAACTACTCAAAAGATCGCGGATAGGGCAGGTATTAGTAGAACAACAGTAACAAGAGTGCTGGCTGTTCATAAGAAAGGAATACCTGAGCTTCGCGATATGATGATAAAGGACGAACTTGGTGCAAAAGCAGCAGAAGAATTTGTTCAAAGTATGCCAAAAGAAAAACAAGTAGAAATCGTAAAGGAAGGCGGAGCAAAAGCAGTAAAAAAGTTTGTGCGCGAAATACGAAAAGAGAAAAAAGATGCAGCAGAATTTGATAAATTTAATGACCCCGTAAAGAAGAATGCAAATGCTATAATAGCAAGCATGCGTAAAGTAAAAGCTGCAACAGGAGGGGCGTGTCTTCTTCCTAATGTACGAGAAATGTATTGTAACGACTGTAAATGGGGATTTGATATTTACTTACCTCCTCCAAATGAGGCAAAATGCCCGTATTGTTGTGGAACGAATGTTGAACAGAGAGATGTAACTTGGAACTCAAGAGAGGCGATGTTAAATGACAGTTAATGATAAAGGATGTAAGAGAGATCACGATCTCGCAGCATGGAGAAGAGATGTTGAAGAAACAAAAAGAACAGGCGATGATTATAGATATAAATTGTGCTGGGGCGGCACAGATATGGAACTCGATGCAAAGGTTCAATCTATTAGTAATCAAATGGCATTAGATTTTGGATGCACTTTAAATAAAGTAGCAAAAACTGCTATGTTACCATATGTAGAATTACCAGAATACAACGAAAAGGTCAAATCATTCAAATTAAACGTATTAAAGTATATTGCAGATGCAATAATTACAAATACTAATCCAGTAAACAACAAATCACTTGGAAAAACGGGTGTTACTAAATATGTAGTGGAATCTATAATTAGATATCTACGATCTGGAAGAAAAACACCACCAACTATTACTATTCAAGCAACTCTAACTCGCGGGCAAATTACATGTTTAAGATCTATACTAGATCATTCGATTCGAATACAGACAAAATATCACGAACCTGGTGATGATGTACATCTTCGTAGTGTGATAGACATGCGTAACAAACTCATAAATCGTAGGATCAATGATATGCTTGAAGGGCAGTGGTGAAATGAATACCGTTACATGTAAAAGGTGCGGTAATACATGGGTAAATCGAATTGAACACCCCCGATATTGTCCAAAATGTAAAAGCTTTTATTGGGATGTTGAACCAATAAATAAAAAAAGGACAGAAAAAGAAGCAATCACTTCTTTTTCTTGACTCCAATTTTTTCTTTCAATGTTGATGCATTTTCTTTAGCTACCATATCAGCCCAATCATCGAAGTCCACTTTAGGCGCTTTCACCCCGGATTCAGCTTCCTTTTGAGCCTCCTTCATAGCATCCGACTCAGTAGTAAGACTTATCTCTACACATTCCCAATTATAGAGAAAGATCGGCAATGGTTCCTGCATCCACTCCAACGGAGTTTTTACGCCTACCTCCCTTGCCAATTTTCCGGCGACTAACTTTAAGTTTCTGCTCAAGTTCTTGTCCGCTTTTTCCTACCCCCGGTGAGAAAGCAGCCTCTAACAACGACTTACTCTCAACCGTCAAATCTCTGACACTTATCTCACCCTTCTCATAATCAGCCTCGCCCTTCGGACAGTTCACAAATCTGACTCCACACTCTCCTTTAATACAGAAATTGAAAAGTTGCGCTGTATATTCAAATTGCCCTTCGGTATCCTCATTTTTATCAAAATCCCCATATATCACAGCCAAATCAAAAGCAGTGGCTGGCGTGTAAACTATAGGAATCTCATATACGGTGCCTTCGGGATTCACGAACTCAATTGGAATCTCATAAATCTGCTCGCCTTTCATAAACTCAGCGAAATCCTTTCGGTCCGCTGCTCTTTCTACTCTAATTCTCTTACTTTCTACCATTTTATTTACCTCTAAATTAATATTGCTAATACCATCTATTTATAATTAACTATCAACATTTATTTCAGTTCTATCATTTTTTCCGGGCCATGATATATTTATATCATTCGGACTATAAGCATACACTCCAATATGACTCAAGAATATCGAAGTATCGGCCAATATTTTAAACCCACAATCTTTAACCCTTCTACAAAATCCGTAGTCTTCACCGAGCCAATTGCCAACACCATCTTCTACATCAACAACAATCTCCGCAAAAGTCGGATAATACACTAATATCTCTTCACCCTTATACTTCTTACCACATTTAGTCATCACACAATCTTTAACCACACTATCAACTACATCTCTACTAATCGCGATAAATCCGGCCCCCAATCCATCGACTTCTTGAACCGTCCCATCAAACCTGAATTTATTGCCCGGCACTTTAACAACAGCAGAAGGCGGAAGCTCCCTCTTCATGTAAACTCCACCCACCATACATTTTTTGTCATGGGCCATTTTACAGATCTTCCAGAAATCGGGCGCATCAAACACCACATCGTCATCAATGAATGCCAACACATCACAATCAGTGAACTTGTGGAAGATCGTAAGCCATGAAGATCTAGACTTCGCGATAGATGCCTCCAAGCCCGTCACCTTCGTTAGAGTGAACCCTTTAGGCACTCCCGTAATAAGGCTATCCGATGACAACTCATGGGCCACATCTATAGACCTATGACTGCATACCGCCAAAAACACCTTAATAAGACCAATATCATCCGGTTTCTTTTTTCCCATTTAACTCACCTGTGAGGAACTTCGTTCCCCACTACCACATAATAAAATGAAACTATAAATAGATTGTTATTAAAAATAGTTATAAAAACAAAAATATAAAAGTATTATAATGGAAGGCCTTGCATTATAAGTAAACTATCAACATCCTCGGCAACCACACTATACACCTCATTATCCTTCACCACAGTTATAGAATAGAGGATGTCTGAGTCATCATCGTAATCAAAATGCAAAATCTTCGCATCAATAAGCTTATCCAACATATTAGTATCCATAATTACCAGCATCCATAATCAGTTATATCTTCTTTAGTGAAACATTTACCACATATTGCATAAATATTTTCACCTACACCACACGTACCCGATGACTCTAATATTATAATATCTGTATCTTCATGAGTCTCAGCAAACTTAACAAGATTCATAATCTCAATTTTATCCAAAACTATACAATTTGCACGAGACATTTATATCATCTTCAAGAACCTGAGGATCTTCGCCACGGTAATCACAATAAACAATCTTACTTCATACTCAAATCTTGACATCTTCAAACATATCACCAATCAAATATAGGGACTGAGTGTAGATAAAGATTGTGGTCAATAGAAAACCTCGCTATTTGACCATAGCTCGATTATTTTTACAATTTGATAGTTATATCCATTCAATATATTAAAGTGCCACCTTGGTCACTACACGCAATCGTGGGGCATTCTAGATAGAATGCATGTGTTATTAATGGAA